TTACCGTTGTTGTTAGGTTTGGCGTTACCATTGTTGTTTGGTTTGGCGTTAGGCTTTCGCTTGTTTTCCGCTAATTGCTTAGCGTTACGTCTAGCCTGTAAAGCATTCTTAGCCCTGTTGAGACTTTTGTTGTACTCTGCGTTTGGAATGAACTTCATGGTCTTAGTACCGGGTACAGTAGTGGAGTACCCACCAAACATACCCTTCTTATCGGTCGCATCGAGCTTGTACACTTCAAGGTCCTTATTTCGCTTACTCTTGAGAGCGTTGAGAGATACATTTACAAAAGATTTACCATTAGCGAATGCCTTCACGTAATTGGTAGATACAGCCGCATTTATCGAAAGCTTCTTAAGAGCATCCAAATCAGCCTTCTTGGCCACTTTTTCTGTAATTTGTTTTTCGATATTAGCCTTGGTAGAGTTATAGTTAGTTGGGTTTACGTAAGCGACGCGTCGTTTACCCATGAAAAGAGGCGAAAGCTGGTTACGAAGATTCCTGATGACCACATCCTTCTTGACCTTATTCGCGAGTGCATTTTTGTTGACATTTTCTACCGACTTGTTACCCATAAACGCGGTAAGATAAACCTTATCCACATTGGGTAGACTGAGTAGATTCTTCTCGATATTGGTTATACGCTTAGATTCTTCCTTTTTCTTCTTAAGCTCTTCTTGACGCCTGACCACTTCTTCACGGGCAGCCTCGCGTTTAGCTTCAATCTCTTCCCGCTTTTTAGCCTTTTCCGCTTCCTTCCTATTTTCCTCGTTACGTCGAGCCTGGTTTTGAACAGCCGCGTTTTCTTTATTGGGTTCTTCGTTTATAGTGTTTAGTCCAGCATTGGTCATGATGGTGTTTCCGTTATTGTTCTTATTGTTATTTACCTTGTTGTTACCCACACCGATATTGACCTTATTGGGCTTGTTGTTATTCACCTTATTGTTACCCACACCGGTGTTGACCTTGCTGTTATTGTTAGCGTTAGCATTGGTCATGATGGTGTTTCCGTTATTGTTTACCTTGTTGTTACCCACACCGATATTGACCTTATTGGGCTTGCTGTTATTGTTAGCGTTAGCATTGGTCATGATGGTGTTTCCGTTATTGTTTACCTTGTTGTTACCAACGCCAGTATTTACCTTATTGGGCTTGTTGTTATTCACCTTGTTGTTACCAACGCCAGTGTTTATCTTGTTGGGCTTGTTGTTACCAACGCCAGTGTTTACCTTGTTGTTTACCTTGTTGTTATTCACCTTGTTGTTACCAACGCCAGTGTTTATCTTGTTGTTTACCTTGTTGTTCACCTTGTTGTTACCCACACCAGTGTTTACCTTGTTGTTCTTGGGCTTGTTTGGAGCCACTGGAGTCACCGGTTTATTGGAATTAGCTGGTTTTGGGAGAGGTCCCTGTCCACCCGGGAAAGGAACGGTAGATCCCTCGTTTTTGTAGTATCCGGTACCTTTATTACCAGTCTTAAACACGTACCCATTTTTCTTACCGTTAAATGTATTTGATTTCACGAAACTATTATTTTTATTTTTCGAACCACCGAATATTCCACCGAAAATAGACGATGGTTTATTGTTCGGTTTTCCATTGGTGAAATCGGGTCTGTTCATGGTGGCGAACAAACTCTTTTTGGGAAAAGATACTTGGGAATTTGGAACGTTATTTCTCTTACTCGAAACGTTATTTACCATTCCATTATTACGGTTTCTTCCTCCATTATTGAACGCCGAATTATTGTTAAAATTCCTGTTCCCGTTCCCTCCGGTAACATTATTTAAGTTACTGTTACCAACGACAGAATTCACTGCTGTGGTATTGTTCAACCCGAGGTTGTTCACTGCTGTGGTATTGTTTAAACCAAGATTGTTCACTGCTGTGGTGTTGTTCACTGCTGTGTTAGTCTTGCTCACCATCACGCGCCTCTTAGAAATCTTAATAGGTTCATGTACGTTCATGTACCTCAGACGTTTACCGATGGAATCAAAAATTTGATTCTTGGTCATCTGATCAGTCTGCTTTAATCCAACCTTGCGCGCAATTTTCTTAAGGTCGGTACGTTTCGAAGCCGAGCTAAACAAAACGTCAAAATCCTTGGGTGTCAAGGGAGATTTCTTATCGTAAAGGTAACCCATCCTAGAGTTAAACACGAGAGGGGGTAATGGTAATTTTCCATCCTGAATATCGTCATATACCTGACATATTTGTTCTCTTGTCAGTTTAATAGATTCCCCAGTATTCATCTTAATGAGTTTTCTGAGGTCGGCTATTTCTGCGTCTGGATCACACGCATCCATTTTATATTAAACTGACAAAAAAGTTTTGTCTTTCAATGTCTCAATTATTCTTTCGATAAGAGTTGATTTATGAGATTCTTCTTTTCCTTCGCCGGTATCAACTGTTTGACTATGATGTTTTTGATATTCGTTTTCAAGTCGTCTATGTTCACTCGCTTCGTCTTGAGTCTCTTTACGAGTTCATCTTTCACCTCTTTTTTTACCGGTAATTTAGACAACAACGTCGCCACACGCTTTTTAGTCTTGGCAAATTGTTTATCCTTGGCACTCGAAATCGTGGTGATTTTCTGTATGGTATTTTTACCATCCATGTAACTCTTGAGGTACTCGTCTATCCTCTTTTGGGGTAAATTGGGGAGGCTGTATAGATGTTTTTCCAATCTTGGTTTAAGAAGTTGGCGATCCTTCCTATTCTTATTCTCCTTGAATGCCTTCGCCGCCTTCACTCGCTTAACCTGTTCTTCACGCCTCCTCGCAGCGTTACGCACGTTCCTCTTACGAGCCTTAGCTTCCCTCATTTCGGTCACGATAATATTCGTCTTTTTTCGGTTGACCATGGCCTGCGCCTTTCGTTTAAGAGCCGAGATATTCTTGGTATTGTCACCGACATCACCTTCCAGTCTATTCTTCTGTTCCTTCGTCAAGTTGAGAGTGTTGAGGAAGGCTCGAAGCTCAGTCTTGAGTCGCCCGCGTGTAGACCTCTTGTTCTTGAGTGCCTTCTCGGCTTCTTGTATCTTGCGCTTAACTGCATCCACATTTGTGTTCGGTTTGACACTGTTGACAAAGGTTCGCTTCATGGTCGCCGTGATGTTCGCGTTATTCGCAAAGTTTCTGACATTCGACCGTTTCTTCTCGAGAGCCTCGGCGTTGAGTTCACCCCGTATCTTTTCCGCTTGTTTCCGTAAATTTTGAGCCTTTTCAGGTGTGAGTGAATTGTTAATTTTATTTAAAATGGGTGTATTCTTGTTACCCAGTTGTAACGAAACGATGTACTGTTTCGTCTCCTTTTGGAGTGTATCTTGGTTTCTGGCCTTAGCATCGATTTCCTTAGCCCGTGATATTAATCTGTTGACACTCCCGGGGTTGTTTCGGAATGCCTTTAAAATATTGGTCCGTACAGCATTTGTTATCATCAGGGGTTTCATGCTCTCGACGAGTCTCTCACGATTTCTCTGCTTCCTAAGATCGGTCGCGTTTAATTTAGAAATGGTGAGACTCTTATCCGGAGTCCTGTCGAAGGTGTTGAGAATCTTTTTGACGTTCGTCTCAGAAAGGTTCAGTGATTTGAGATGTCTGGACAACTCGGTACGTTCGTTCGCACGCTTTTCTCTCTTTCGCATAGACTTGAGATTGCGGGCTTTCGTTTCGAAAAGTACCACACTACCCGGTTTAGCGTTAAAGTTGGCTAAGATACTCTTCTTGTCAGCCTCGTTGAGGTCTAAGGGTTGAAGTATTTTTTCAATCTTACTTCGATTGGCCGCAATCTTTTCACGTACACGCTGGTCCTTGAGTTTTCGAGCCTTATTTTCAATTCCAGTCAGGGTCTTCACTTCGTCAAAATCTTTGAGTATAGACTTTCGGTCTTCGACGTTCATGTTCAACTCTTTATCGAGGAACGTGTAGAGGCTGGCCCTCTCCGCCTTGTACTTTTCGTCCGCTCGTTTCTCCTTTAGTTCAGCGACCCGTTTCAACATCTTATTGATGGGTATGTTTTGAGTGGTAAACTTCTGTAAAATCATGGTCTGGTTTTGGACAGACATGGGCTGTATGGCCTTTTGGAGTTTCATCATGTCTATATTTTTCTTTCGACTGATGGCATTCACGAGTCTCTCTCGAACCTGTTCAGCTTCTTTAACCGTAGTGACCTTTCCGAGGTTGAGATTAAATTTCAAACCACTTTGAAGTGTCATGTTCGAGATTTCGCGACGAATAATATCTACGTACCCACGCGTAATATTATCATCCAATCGTTTGATGTCGTTGCCATTCTTGATATTTTTGATTCGCTGATTACGTTTTTCATCCGCGGGTAAAGCCTTGGCGCGATTGGTTAAACGTTTTCGTTCATCGTTGAGAAGTTTAATTGTTTCAGCCTTTTCCCAGTATTGGGGCATATCATTCGGGTACTTGTTGTAACTGTTGATAAGTTTCTTCACTCTCTCATTGGTCGCGTTGAGTCCGAGGTTATTTAAGATGTACCGTCTGAAGTGGATATTTTGATTCTTTTTCATATTCTCCTCTTCGCGTTTTAACTGATTTTCCATTTCTTTGAGTCTCTGTTCGTTCACGGCATTGGAGAGGTTCTTCTGTTCGAGAGCTGCTTTATTGGAGGCTTCCTTGTTAAGTCTGGCTTTTATCTTGATATTTTTCTGTGCGTTTCTCGTGTTACGAAGATTCGAGACGATATTTTTCATCGAGTTGAGAGTACCCATACCCGCGTCAAACCCTTTCATCATTTTCATCTTATTCACTCGACTGAGACCCTGCTTGTTAATGTAATTCTCCAGTTCCTTCCTATCCTTGGACCTGGGTGCATTTTTGGTCTTTATATGAGCGGCGGTGGCCGATTTAATCAAGGGTTCGAAGTTGACGAAATACGCGTCGAGTGCGAGGGCGATTCGGTCACGTTCTGCTTGATTTAAGGTTAACGCACCCACATAACTGGCAAAGTTTACATCGTTTCGAATTCCAGCCTCGGCTTTACGAAGGTTTTGGATCTTCTTCGCTTCATTCAATAGTACCGGTGATTCTGTGTACGTCTTCACATACTTGTTGACGATGTAGTCGATATTAGATGGATCTATTTTGAGTTTTTTGAGACTGTTTACTAACCCGGGTAAATTTTTGTCCCTGTACTCTTTGTACAGTTTCATGTAGTACCGATTCGCATCCTTCTTTATAGCGTTTACGGGTTTATTGTAGGTTGTGTATTGGTTTATAAAATACTGGTGATCCTTTGGTTCGATTCCCAGTTCAGTCAGGTACTCAATAATTTCGTTCATATCTAACTGGTGACTAATCATCTTCTGCTCCTCGACCATGGCGTTTCGCTCGAGCTTCTTCTTCTCAGCCATGAGAGCTTTTTCTTTTTGGTACATGGCTTCTTGATTTTTCAAAACTCGTTCTTTTTCTCGCATAGCATTTTCTCTGCGACGCTTGGTTTCTCGGTTCGTTTCTTTTTGTAACTGAACCTTCGAATTCTTGATCTGTGTGTTTATCGAGCCCTTCATTTGCCTCGTCAGATTTTTTACATCTTCCGCCGTGCTGACTGTGTTTATCTTAGAAACGAGGATCTGATTCATACCCGTGGACTTGGCGATTTGACGCAACTTGTCTTTCGTACGCTTCTTCACTACATTTTTGGCGGCATTGAGCTTATTCAGATCGTTTATGGCCGACAGGTTATTCAAGATGTCTATGTTAGCCTGTAACGCAAAATTGGATAACGCCTTCTTGTTATTCTGTAGCTTCTTTTTGTATGCGTTCGAGATACGCTCGTTCACGATCTTGACGTTGTTCGCATTTTTAACGTTCGAAATGTTTAGCTCATACGAAATTCGCTTTGCGCGTTCCGCTAATCGGTTCTTGGCCACTTTGAGATTAAACTGTTTTCGAGTCACGGCGTTAATTTCCTTCTTTAAATTCTCGAGTGATACGTTCGTATTCTTGAAACGAGTGATGAAATCTGACTTGTCGAGGTTGAGATTTTTGACATAGGCAAGTAGTTCATTGAGTTCTTTATCACGTTTCGTATTTTTGAGGGTTTTCTCCATCGTCACCACATTCTCACGCAATTTGGGAATGTTAACATTTTTCAGACGCATACGATTGATAAATACAGTCTGCTTGTTGGGTGGAAGGGTACTTTTCCTCACGAAGTTTATGAAACCTTCCTTGTCCTGTTCGAGGATGGTATTTGTCTCACGTTTCTTGTTTTCACTCTTTTTGATACCCGCTTCTTCTATGCGTTTTTTGAGGGGAACTAAACGGTCCAAAAACCTGAGGTTGCTGATGGCCCGTGAAAAATTAGAACCAACGTTTTGTTCGTTGGAAAATTTAGACAAGGCCACCTTACTCGCTTGTACTATGTCCAACTTGACCACGTTAAGTGCCTGCATAGTACTCGCACCAGATATGGCACCGGCGAATGAGTCATAGATTCCAATCTCTTTTGCCAAGTTGGTGAGCTTATCCTTCTCGTTGGAAAGTTCGGCCATCAAGCGTCTCTCACCAGCCTTTTCTATCGTACTCTTGAGTGCATCAGCTTTGTCACCCGTGTCGACAGCTTTGATCTGTTTCGCAAAGTTTTGAGCGACGCCCAATTTTGTCGCAATCTCCACGAGCTCCGCACGCCTACCGGCTATGCCTTTCAAGACCTTAACCTTTTTCAGCTTTTTGGCCTCTTCTATGAGATTCTTCACGGCAAATTTACCAGTTTTGAATTTATTCAAAATTTTAGACTGGTTCACTTGACTGATACCAAGGTTCTTGATAGACTCGCGGAGCAGTTTCCTCTGTTTCGAGATGCGTTCGGAAGCCTTCTTCTTTTCGAGCTTCTTTGCATTTTCGACGAGGGTTCGTATGGTATTCTTTCCATCGTCAAACTTTTTGAGAAGAGCATTTTTATCAGTTTGATTGATCTGGATACCTTCGAGACTCTTGGTGAGTCTCGCACGACGAGTGCCTACGTCTTGTTTCTTACGGTACGCGGCAATTTTCTGCCCCCTCTCGTACAGTTCATCCAAATTCGATTTGTCGTTTACTGTATCTAGAAGTTGGTACAGGTCGTCGTAGTTAAGATTTACGTTCGCGAGACGACGTTCGAGGTCGCGTCTCTTTTTATTTATCTCTTCCGAACGTCGACCCTGGTGTAATGCCAAGGCTTCCCTATAAAGAGTTTGGGGGTCTACTCTACCCTGTTGAACCCTCTGTTGGTAAGACTCGATTTCTGACTTACTAAGAAAAGGTAGTGCAGCCAGCCTTACTCTGAATGTATCCACATTCATTTATAATAGGCTGATAAAAAAGTATACCCCTTGTTGAATAACCGTATTTTTTCTTCATAATCCATACCAAAATCAAACACGTTCGTATCTTCCACATTGATTTCTACTATCTCTATTGGTGCATCGTACGTGACACGGTTCGAAAGAGCTGATCGTACGAGTGTCTCTACAAACTGTTTCGGTGTTTCTATGTCGTCTTGATACATTCGGTTCATTTTAATTTTTATGCACGTAATCTCGTGCGCCTTTTTATCATAAAACGGTGAAAGTGGAAATTCCTCTTTCATCCCTCCATCTACATACGTATTACCATTGTATTTGCCACATGCAAAAATAAACGGTACCGCCATACTCATACACACGGCGTCTATGACTTTCATGTCCGGATGGGTATCCTTTGAAAAATAGACTGTTTCGGATGTATTCATACAAAACGCCGATACGTATATCTTCATCTCCAACTCTTCAAATGTGGGATCCGATCCACAAATTTCAACCAATTTTTTACGTATAGGAGCCATGTCAACAAAACCAAATTTGTTAAAAAAGGAGCCTATACGTATCTTAACAAAATTGGGGATATTGAGTTCGAGTGAAGTTTCGAAAATTTCGTCAATAGACATCCCAACTGCTAAAAATAAAGCCAATATGGCACCCGCGGAAGATCCTGATATCTCTTTAACGTCGGCGAGCTGTGTCTCTCGAGCCTTTAACGCTCCTATGAGAGAATAGATACCCATGGAAGCTGGTCCCAGTACCAAGTACTTCATCCTCCTACTTAGTAGAATTGAGGAAATTGACGCCTTAAAAGCGCAAACACGAGCGCGAATACGATCGAGTGCACGAGAACGGCGTTCAGGCTGGTCTGACCGGAGCGGAGGACGCCGCCGGATCCAGGGGGGAGGGTGAGAAGAAGACCAGGGCTCAACGCGAGGAAGAGCGCGGTGCTGACGATGAGATCGTTCCTGGTGAGAACAAGACCCATAGCCCGGGCGATGAGGCTGTATACGAGGAAGAAGACGAGCGCGTGGAAGAAGATGGCCATCTGACTGGTTTTGCGGTTTCCGAAAGAAACCTTGGAGCCGTCGGTGGTCAGAACAACACCGGGGCTCAGCGCGAGAAAAAGAGCCGCAGGTATAGCCACTTTTTGAGCAGTAAGATTTGGGGGAAGCATTTAATATATACTCATAAAATTTTTAGCAAAGTCTACGAAGTGGTAAAATGTTGCACCACGCATCATGTATCCATGCAAACCATTTTCGTTGATGCAGCGCCTGAGATTTCTCCAAATGTGAGCGAGTCTCTCTTCGTACCACCCAGTTTCTTCTTGGTGTTCCCAAGTGACACGTTCCTGATAGGAATCGTGTTCCATAAAACAGAATTCCACGAAATCACAAAACTTCCCTGTATGGTTGATATGGGCGTCATACATGAGTGTGTTAATCATGTCCCACATGTATCGCAATTCATCTGAGTATTCGACTTCCCAGTCTTCAATATTCAGAGGAGTGTCATCGATGAAATCATCGTCATCACTGGCATCGTGTTCGAATCCAGTGGACGCTTCGTATACGTATTGGCTCCAGACCATAGTTAATTACTTATCTTCTTTCTCGGGCTTATCTTTTATACCGGTTAACGAGAGTGAGGTTGACTCCTTCGTCTTGAGGTTATCCTTGATTGCGTTTAAAGCGCCTTCGACCTTGGCCTCATCACCCGCGAAAAACACAAGTAGACCATCCTTGATCGCATCCTTGTTCATACTGCCCTTTCTGACAGTTTTACGAATACTAATCTTCCCCTTCCTGAGGTTAATGGTATCAATACCCTGAGAAACCATATGTGTCTTGACCGCCTCTTTGAGCCGCTTCTCTTCCTGGTTTAGGATTTTGATATCAGATTTCGCTTCAGAAAGTTGTTTTGTAAGTTCTACGAGCTTGGAGACGCTCTCAGAAAGTTCGTTAGAAACGGTAGTCATTATTAAACAGGTCTAGTGTCTAATCTTTAAGCGCACAAACCACGCTGCATGGTGTCGGGAACAATGGTAGAGTTGTTCCAAACGTAGGGGTCCTTGGGGTTAGGAGGATCAGCCCTGATCTGCTGGTTGGCGTTGCGGAGGGCGCCACCGACAGTCTCGGGGAAGCCAACCTGCTGACGGGGCTCGAGGAAGTTCTGCCCCTTGAGGATGTCCTCTGGGGCGAACTCACCAAAGTCCTCATCAGAAGCCACCTCGCGGGGGAGGAGGGAGGAGGCAAGTCCGGTACCCTTGTTCATGCCACAAGCAGTAGCAGAGGCAGCTGGGGCAGCGGCGGGGCCGTTGGAGGGGGCCGCACCGAACGCCGAGTACTCACGCTCGACGATCGCGTAACCAGACTTGGAGTTCATGTTGAATAGAAGAAAAATGAGAACAGCGATGGCCACGAGCATCATGATGGTTTGCCTACGACCCTTGAACATCGACATCTTTTATATACTATTAACAAATTTTTTTATTCTTCTTGCTCATCGACAAATGCATACTGGTCTGGGTATACATCGAGAATTGGATCGGGGTGCACCTTGACCTGGACAACATTCCACGAAGAACCGAAAGCCTTCTTGGCGAACCAAAGTCCGGCAAATTCGAGAATGACATTGCACATTTTACCGGTCTGCACCACCTCAAAGTCGACGACCTCCTGCTGTGCATCGAACACCTTGGTCGCCTCGATACGATCGCCTGTGAGCTGACCGTTGACTACACTGGGGGTGTACGCACCCTTGATGACCGTATCAGAGAGCTTCTTACCAAACCACGACTCACAGTTTTCGTTCGCCGCCTCGAGGTTGGCCGTGTCGACATCCTCAATCTTCTTGAGGTTCGCCTCGGACGCGAGGTCAAAAACAACTTCGCCTGACACGTCAGCAACCTTCACGTTGTTGAGCTGAATGAGACACTTTCGCTTGGTGTCGTTGAGAGTCTTGACGAAATAAAGGCCATCTTCACCCTTAGCAGGAGCGTTGTAAATCATTTATGTTTATGTTGTGTCTTATTTCTTTAACCCAACAAAGGGTATGGCAGCCGATTTATTTAACACGTTCTTATCTACCCACATGTTTCGCCTGGGTTTGAACCCGTATAAAGTGTTCGAGACGTTGAAATTCTTTGGTAAATTTTTAGAATTCTTCGGTCTGAGATTAAACTCATTCTTAACGTAGGAGTTATTCGTGACATTCTTCCACGTCTGCGAGCCGAGGTTGAAACGTTTGTTACCACTCGACTTTTCGTATCCATTCACCTTGGTGTTTTTGACCGCACTCTTGAAACCATAAACCATTTGTTTAGAAAGTCGATCGTCTGAAGGTTTCGTCGTAAAATTCTTGTATTTGTAAGGATCGATGCGTTTAGCCTGGTTCATGGAAACGCGTGCATTTTTCTTTGTGGCTGGGGCACCTTTTCGAATAATCTTACCGCGTACACGTTTAAACACATCTTCCATGGAATCGGTCATCTTGATGCGTTTATCGAAGAGGCGGGCTAACCTCACGAGTCTCTGGCGATCCTTTTCCTTCTTTTCTGGACGAAGTTTAAGTTTCTGCATGAGATAGATATCTTCTATCAAAAACTCCTTG